AGGCGGCAAGACCAAACTGGTTCATTGCATTTGCGGCAATCGTCGCTGCTACCGGGAGCTCTACTCCACCGGCTGCTGCGAGAGCGACCGTTGCGTCTGCTGCTCCGTTGAGAATGTCTTTTGTAGAGATACCGGCCTTGGAGAGCTCCTCCATTGCCAGGGCCGCTTCACTGGCTGAGAAAGCCGTGTCCTTACCGATTCGGAGAGCAGCCTCCCGGATAAGATCCATCTCACCAGCGGTGGCATTCGAGACCGCTTGGATTGCGGAAAGCTGGAACTCGAAGTCAGACGCGGAGGCAACAGCGACTGCGAAACCAGCGGCAACGGCAGCGCCTCCGATAACCGCTGCTGTACTGGTGGACTTCCAAGCTTGCTGTTGACCAATTGCAGCCTTTTCGGCAGAGTCTTTGAATCCATCGAGATCTTTCTTACTCTCTTGCAATGCTGAGAGATCTGTCTCAATGACGATTCTTCCGCGTGCCTCACCAAGGCTGTAATTGGCCACAGCAGTTACCCTTTCCTAGTTGCCATTGGATCTCGGAATCGGCCCGGTGTCGCCTTGGTATCGGCACTGGCTAACCATTTATCGAGTTCCATTTGAGCTTTGCGTTGACCTGATTGCTGGTTCTTTGTTTTCTCTGTTACTTGGTGAAGTCTGTTTTCCAGAGCCGAACCAAATGTTTGCACTGCGCGATCAAAGCTCCAAGCGGTTAGCTCATCTTCAATCGCGTAGATTTCACTTGGTCGACTTCGCAGTTGTTTCGCCATCTGAAACGCTTCCCACAACATCCTGGGTTGCTTCACGAAACTTAGCGAGGTCGGCTGAACCTCCGACAGCGTAATTCATTATGTACATCTTGTCCATGACATCGATGTAATCGTCGTAAACCAGTTCTGGTTCACGTTCTGCATCCGGGATCTCTTCGAGAATCGGCTCACCGTTGGCGTCTTCCCTTACCAAACCGCTTTCCGGATTGATAACGGGTCGGAGGCTCGAAACAATCGAGGGCTCGACGACGACATAATTGACGATCTTGTCAACCATCGTCATCATGCTTCCGAACTTCTCGGAGTCATCGAGGATTGCCTTGATGTCGACCTTGGGTTTGCCTTCCGCAGTGGGGATGGTCTCGGTCTGGACAATGCTGGTGAGGGAGTCGAGACCGTGCAGGACTCCGGCCTTGATGAGGCCCTGAATGCCCGGACGGCGAACACGGCAAGTTTCTCCGGACGGCAAATCCAGATCACTGTATGGACTGCGCCATGAGGATCCGTGGCGAGAGGCTTTGGCTTTCTTGTCCTGAGGCTTCTTGGCCCCGGAAGGTGTAACTGGCATCCTAGTGCTCCTATTTCGTTACGTGAGGTTGGTGCTAAACGCCGGGCTCGACGAAAGCGGTGATTGTTTCATTCTGCACGAAGTCGTACAGCTTGTCAACGTCATCTCCGGACGGGACGGCATAACCGGCTCCGCTGGCAGCGGTCAGGAAGAAAGCACCGTCGGTGAATTCTCCGGAGAGCTCACCGGTGGCCTTGCAACGGTAGATCACCGTGTGGAGGTCTCCACCGGAGTCCGAGATTGCCTGTCCTTCGATTCGGAAGTAGGGCCGGGCATCCGTGACCTTCTTGGAATAGACCCGCTTGGAGTTAGGTGCAACTCCGGATTCCACGATGGTACCACCGGACATGATACGGAAAGCGGCAAAGGGGAGTCCACCGGATTCGAGATCCCATGCGACAGCAGCGCCCTTTCCGTGAGAGTTGGTAACACGATCGTCACCACGGAGCTCCTCGAAGTCTTCCGTGTCCGTAAAGGACAACGTCCGAGCAACCGGGAGGTCGACGGATACGACTGCGAGAACCGTTCCAGCCACGTCCGTGTAAGCCGTGAGCTTGATGTCTCGAAGGCCATACGGGACTGCATCTGTTAGTGCCATTTACTTTCTCCTTATCTCTTTGAATCGTTTGGTCTTCACCAGTTTACCCGTTTCAAGGTCAAACCAGTGGAGTATGATAATTCCCCGTTGCGCTCCGCAGAACTTGGAGTCGCATTTGATTTCCACGGTATGGCTATCAATCACTACTCCATGCTTCTTGTAATTGCAACGAAGATCCCGCATGATTACTCTGCGCGGAAGTCGGGCAATGAGTCGAGATAGTCCCGAGTCGCTGCATTGATTTGGGAGGCGTGAACGAAGAAGTTGTTTGAACTGCTCCATTGCAGATCTTCTTTCGGATTCTCTACTCCGGAGACTTGCAAGTCGATCATCGAGATACTCCGGGAGTCTGCGATACCGATGTAACGAATGCCGGCAAGAGAATCCATCAGAATCGTCTCACTTGCAACCTCATTTACAGTAGCCAACTCCGATACAGTCGGAGGGACTTCTGTTACTATCTCCTTGGCCACAATGGCCTCCTCTCATTAGTAGGGAGTCTACCTTGTTAAAGACCGCTTGCTACGGCGGTTAGGTTATACGGAACCACCAGCGCATTGAACCCTTCATCTGCAAGATCTCCACCGCGCAGTGCATCCCGGATTTCAAGTATCCAACCGGTATCTGTTTTGAGTTGAACGATCTCGGAAAGGATTCTGCAGGCCTCTGCGCCGATAGCAACTGCTCGGTTGTAATCGCCGAAAGAATCGTATATCCAAAGCGTGCAAGGTCGGAAAGTATTCTTGGCTAATCCGGGAGCTTCCTCACCCCATCGAATGACGATAAATGGCAATTGTTCCGGGCTGTTCAAAACGTCTGCCTGAAATACGTTGTCGACCGGAACTCCCAGCGCTCGCAGGCTCAAACTTTCATTCAGAATGGTAGCGATTGTATCTCTTGTGGTTGCCATTAGTCAAACATCCTATTCATAACCTCAGTGGCCATTCTGAAGAATTCCGGAGACTGGTGTTCCAGAGTCTTCTTTATGATTGCATACTTCTGGTTGAATCTAATTTCAAGCCATATTCCATAGTTTACCTTGTGGAAGAGCTCGACTGAATAAGAAGCACCCTTTGCCCGGGTCTCCGCTTTGTAGGTCCCGGTAAGACCACTCCGGGCATTCGTGCTGCGGTCAATCCATCGAGCATTGATCCGGGAATAAGTCTCGGCTCGCATGGAGTTGTATTGTGTTGTTTTGGTCATGTACGAATGAGCTTTGTCGTTGCTCTGATCGATCTTGGTTTGGATGGTGGAAAGATCCAATGTGAAGTTACTTGCCACGCTCTGTTACCAACGCTCTCATCTCATAACCGTTCGGTCGGACGATCTCCGCAACCAGCCACTCCCGGCCATTCTCCGTCCAATAGTCGTCCACTGCGATGAGCGCGTCATGGAGACCGAGCAGCCAGAATGTAACTTCTCTCTGCTTCCCGTCTTGGAGCGTGACGATCGGAGGGTTGGAATTGGATCCGAGCTCGATGATTCGGAAAACCTGATCTGCTCGAAGAGCCTGTGGGGTGTCGAGGTATCCGCCTCCTGCCGTGCGAGTT